CTTGGAATTCCTACTTCCAATTTCTATAAAATTCAAAGATTCTCGTCTCAGCAGCCCCGCTACTTCTAATACTCTCCCTCCCGACATGGACAACACTCACGTCATCGGCAAACTGCCTCATTTAGGCACGAAGATTCATGGCTCAAAGGACACTAATCCTTTCTACCTTGAAGTCGTCGATCACGCACTCAAGCGCTTTCTCACTCCCGAAGAATTCGTCGAAGTTTCTCAAAACTACCGCCGATCTCCTTGGAATTCCGACTCTCTCGCAAAAGACCTCGAAAAGCTTAACTCACCAGAACACACCGTCATTAAAGACGAACACTACTGGAAAGCAATCGAACACACTCGCAAGATTTTCGCCCCCCGTGAAAAGCTCAAACCTGTCCACTTTGCAGACCTCAGGCACTATCCCTGGGAACTCTCCACAAACGTTGGCGCTCCCTTCAACTCCTCCAAATCCTGGCAGGAATATGTTAAATGGAAAACCCAACCCGGCTACACCCCCGATGTGAAGTACATGCAAAAGTTCAACGATTTCCGACATCACCGCGATTTATTCGCAGAGGCCCACAACATGCAAACTCTCGACACCATCGATCACCGCATGACAAAGCACAACCTCTACACGGAAATGTTTTATGTCAACCGCAAGAACGTTCACGACATCAAGAATGGTCACACAACCACATCAAGTGGTCATGACCTCCGTTACTGGCACACCGCATTTGCACGACAACACCTTGTCCGCGCAGACGAATCAGACAAAGTCCGACTCGTATTCGGTGCTCCCTCCCTCCTCCTCATGGTCGAACTCATGTTCATCTGGCCCATACAAGCCTCACTACTCTCCCGTGGTGAAGACTCGCCGATGCTCTGGGGTTTCGAAACCTTACTCGGTGGATGGCAACGCCTCTACTCTTGGGCTTACCGCACTCTAGGTAAGTTTCTCTCCGTTTTCCTTCTCGACTGGTCCGGCTTCGATCGCTACGCTCGACACACCGTCATCAAAGACATTCACTCTCATGTGATGCGTCCTATGTTTGACTTCGACAATGGCTATTGGCCCACTCATGACTATCCGACATCCGAAAACTCTCCCGAACGACTCGAAAACCTCTGGAACTGGATGACTGATGCAATACTCAGCACTCCTCTCATGCTCGAAGACGGCACACTACTCCGCTTCCTTCATTCCGGAATTTTCTCTGGCTATTTTCAAACTCAGATCCTCGACTCTATGTACAATACTGTCCTCTTTCTCACTATCCTTTCTAAAATGGGCTTCGATCTCAACAAGGTCAAGTTCAAAGTTCAAGGCGATGATTCTATCATCCTGTTTGTCTATATGTTCATTCATTTACTTGCAACCTCATTCCTCACTCTATTCTCACGCTATGCTAAACTCTACTTTGGCGCAGTTGTCTCTGAAAAGAAGTCTGAACTCCTCCCATCTCTTGAAGATGCTGAAGTCTTGAAATACAAGAACCACGCTGGCACACCCTACCGTGATGAGCTTCAACTTTTAGCAATGCTCCGACACCCCGAACGACGCTCCTCGCTCGACGCCCTTAAAGCACGTGTCATTGGTATCGCTTATGCAGACTGTGGAATCCACCCTCGTGTATACCAAATTTGCGAAGACATCTATAAATTTCTTTCGCAGGATACATCTATCAAGGTCGACCCTCTCGGGTTACCTGGTGGACTTAGGTTCCGCGACCGTTACGTCCCTGGCGAATGGAAGATTGATCTCACTCACTTCCCTTCCTGGTTCGAAACTGTCCGTCACTTATGTGATCCCGCTCGCCCCCTTCTCACTGAGAAGCACTGGCCGCGAAAGCACTTTATCGGCTCTCCGTAAAGTCA